GTATATAAGAACCCGTGATGAGGGTATGGTATGTATCAGCTGTGGCTCAGACAAGGCTAATCAGGCAGGTCATTGGATAAGCGTAAAGCAATCAAGTGCCCTAAGGTTTCATGAATGGAATGTTAACTTACAATGTGCAGGATGTAATCTATACCTTCATGGCAACCAGGTTATGTACAGAATAGGTCTTGTTGAAAAGATAGGCGAGAAGGCTGTGTGCGAACTAGAGTCCTTATATATAGGCAATAGGATAAAGAAGTGGGGTAGGGCTGAGCTAGAGGATATAATTAATAAATATAAATAGTATATTTGTCTTATGAAAGTCAAGGTAAAAAAAATGGGTGATAAGCCTGAACAAGGCACACCTGCTCATGAAAAAAATATAGCAATGATTTCAGCTAGGGATATTGCTATGACAGATGGGTTACTAAAAAAGAAGTTAGAAAACCAAATCAAGGGCAAATGGCAAAGATGATAAAAAGAAAAGACGGAAGCTATTCTGGTAGAGGTCTATGGGATAATATTAGGGCAGCAGCAGGTAGTGGTAAGAAGCCTACAAAAGAAATGTTAAAGCAGGAAAAGAAAATAAAAGCAAAAAAGAAATAATATGTCAGAAGCTTGGCAGAGGTCAGAAGGTAAGAATCCAAAAGGAGGATTGAATGCTAAAGGCAGAGCCTCTTATAATAAGGCTCATGGAGGCAATTTAAAGGCCCCTGTAAAGAGTGGAACTAATCCTAGGAGGGTTTCTTTTGCCGCTAGGTTTGCGGCAATGAAAGGGCCTATGAAAAAACCTAATGGGGAACCAACTAGAAAAGCCTTAGCTTTGAAGGCTTGGGGATTTGGAAGCGTAGGTGCTGCTAAATCATTTGCAAGTAAACATAAAAAATCATAATATGAAAGTAAAAGTTAACAAACAAAAAGATGCATATAGTTCTGCCACAGCCAATCCACCTAAAGGCAGAAGAGTAGGCGCTACCCAAGAAGCGAAACCTAGAGACGCAAAATCTGGAGAAACAAAAATGCAAAGAATGGCTGGGTATAAAAAGAAATAAAAATGAAAAACAGTCTAGCAGGTTCTACTAAGGGTAAATCTAAATCAGCAAAATACTTTCAAGAGAACCCTGAGGCAAGAAAGAAAAAGGATGCTTATAATAAAGAGTATCATTCTACTCCTGAAAGAAAAAAGTATAGGGTAAAACTTAATAAAGCAAATAGAGAGGCAGGAACATACGGTAACAAAGATGGGAAGGATATGAGCCATACAAAGAGTGGTTCTTTGATTCGCGAATCGCAAACTGCTAATCGGGCAAGGAACGGTAAAGACGGAGATTCAACTAAAAAATAAACACATGAAAGCCAAAAGAAAGCAACTCATTGTAAAAAGCTACAATGAACAAAAAGAAACGCACGTCATTGACGGGGTAGACGGAGAGAAGATTCAGATATACATAGGAAGAAAGTATGGGGAGAATAGCCGTGAAATTAATCCTGTGGTATGTGAGATACTAAGTGTAGGAGAAGATATATCATCTGTTGAGGTTGGAGACCTTCTTATTGTACATCACAACGTCTTAACAAACGAAGGACAGATTATTAAGATAGACTATAATACCAAATCAACTATTTTAGCTATTCATTTTGATGGAACAGTATATGCTAAGATTGATAAAGAGACAGGAGGGTTAACACCCTTGAATGGTAATTTAATAGGTAAAAGAATAGCCAAAGAATACAACTCAATACTACACATTCCGTTTGAGGAAACATTAGATACTACATTTGACATCATAAGTTCTCCAGAAGATTTCCAAGATGTTCAGCCTGGGGATAGGGTTCTATGCTATAAGTATTCTGATTATGAAATGGTATATCATTTTAAAAATCAAGAAAAAAAAGCAATCAGAATTTGGAAGGATGATGTAATTGGAATTTTTGATAAAGTATGTTAAATTTGAGCATGAGTCGTGCTCTAATAATTAACCTAGAAAATGCTTCAAACTATATAATAGATATAAAGCCTATTAAGGATTTGCATTACGAATCTTTAATTAATCCAGGCATTGTATTATTCTTTAATAAGGAATACGATATTATAATGTTTGCTGAAAGTATTATTTGCATAGAAGACCTAGCTAGAGATATAGAGCCAGAAGACGGGGCTTATTATTACATTATAAAAAATGTAGACAGCCCAATGACCGAAGAACAATTAGATTATATCTATGATGGAATTGGTGCTGATAGGTTTTCTATACATCTAATTAACGATAAAGAAAAAGTTAAATTTAATGTATGTCTGAATTAGAAATACTCAAGAAAGAATTATCATTATATAAGCAAGATGGTATGTATGCTTTGTTCTTTGCTCTCAATAGAAAGATAAATGAATTATCAGCATCTTTGAATAGTATTACCCTTGACCTTAATGGAGATGATAAAACATTTGAGAGGTTTCAAAAGTTAACCTCTAGTTTAAAAGACATGGTTGATTCAGTTAATTGGTTAAGAGTAAACTATCTTAAGATGGATGAGTCTGAGGCCAAGGAAGCAGAGAAGAAAGGAATACCACTAATAGAACAACTCATCAATGAGAATAAAAAGCCAAGGTAACGGTATAAACATATCAGCCTACATTAATACCGCAGAGCTTGAAAAGTCTTTATCAGCTCCCTACAGGGAAAGGATAAAGGTCCTAGAGTCGTTAGTCAAAAAAAGAGATTACTATATTAAGAGTATGCATGCTCAACTTAGGAAAAGAAGGTGGATAGCCTATATAGCATACGTTTCTAATAAGGTAATGAAACCTCTAACTAACATTAGCATCAAACGTATAATGATTTTATTTTATATGTATGAGAGAGAGTTTACCTCTATAACAAAACTTCAGGCAGACTTCAAACAACTAGGAGTACCATATACCCAGATGTTGAATGATGTAAACTATTTAATTAAATTGAACCTAGTCAAAAGAGATGGCAGGGGATTTTATTATTTGCTAGACAAGGGTAGGGAGATAATAGAGTACTACGAAAAGAATACAACAAGGCTATTCTTGCACATGGCTAAAATTAAACAGGACATGACACAGGTAAAGGTTACCGAGGTTATACCTAAGCCATGTAAGTTTAGTGATGCTGAACTTAAAAGAAGGAAAGACTCTTACCATAAAATGATGAGACCGTTTTGGGATTCAGGATATACTATTATGCCCAAAGACAGGGGTAAGAGGATTGACCTGCTATCAAAATGGATGAAAGACAATAACGTAAAGGATGATTGGTACACCAAGCTGATATTTGATTGGGGTTCAAAGTCTAAATAAAATATTACATTTGTAACAAAGAAAATATAATGGCAACAAAGATAAGAGTTAAAAAAGGTGATTCTATAAAATTGACTGAAGAAGAAACTTCTAAAATAAAGGCTTCTCAAGCAGAGTCTCTTGAAAGAATGAAAAAAACTTATCCAGAGGTTACAAGTAAAGGTATAAGAACAACTCCTAAGGGTGAACATATTTGGTATAAAAATGAAGGAGGAAAATACAATTCGTCTGAATCTAAAATAGAACCTTCAGATACCTTACCACAGAAAAAACTAAACCCAGAGGAGTGGAAAAAAGAGGCAATTAAGTATGCTAATGCTAAAAAATAAGTAACAGAACCTATGTATTTTTTATAGATAGGTTGTTTAGGCTGTTTCCATAATTCTTAATTTATACACAAAAACGCTTATATTTGTAACAAACACAAGAATATGTTTTCAAGTATTGATAGGTTGTTACAGATGCACATGGACAAACCGAGCCAAAAAAGGAATAAGAACTATGGCTTACAGGTTGCAAGGGGCATATTTAATTCAGCTGATAGAAACTCAGACGGGTATTACGGAAAGCGTTATAGGGTATGGAGAGCTAATAGAGAATTTTCTATGGGCACAAACTCTATGAAAGAGTTTATGGACTTACTTAGAATAGAAGGAAACCAAACCTATGTAAATTTAGATTGGAGTACCATTAAGATTGCCCCTAAGTTTGTAGAGATATTACTTGGAACATATTTATCTAGAAGAGAGAAGCCTATTGTTAAGGCTACAGATGACATGAGTTCTTCTATTAAAGAAACGGAAAAACAAGAGGCTCTTTTTAGAATGAAAAACAAAGAGCAGATAGAAGCTCTTGAAAAAGAAATGGGACATCAGATTGAGTCCCATAAGTTTATGCCAGAAGACGAAGATGACATTGCGTTATATTTTGATTTAGAATACAGACTTCCTGAAGAGATATTATTTGAAACCAAGATTAAAAAAATATTAGATGAGAATGATTATGGTGTTTTAAAAAGAACCCTAATCAGAGATATCATTGATTGCAACTTTGCTGCCACTAAGGTTTACTTTGATGGCAATCATAATATTAGAATCAAAAGGATTAAGCCCGAGAATCTAATCTACAATGTATTTGAAACAGACAACGGAAGAGACCTAGGTTACATAGGCTATGTAAACCCAATGAAGATTTCAGTAATTAGAAAAAAGTATAATCTAGATGAAGAGACTTTATTCAAGCTTGCTCAAAAGGCTTCTCGTGAACTTAAAAGAACTGAAAACCTTTATTGGAAAGATTCATACAAATACACAGAACTCAGACCGTACGACGACTATGCGGTATTGGTATTTGACTTTGAGGTAAAAACAACCGATGTAGAATATACAGTTAAGACTGAAAACAAATACGGAAATATTCTTGCAGTACCTAAACAAGGTAAGCCAATAGCACCTGCTGGGCAAGAACTTGCAGGAGAGGTTATTGAATCTAAGCTGATGAATATTTATCATGGGGTTTGGGTATGCGATACCGACATCATGTTAGAGTGGGATTTAAATTCAAATACAATAAGACCTTATAATAACGGGGTAGATGCTATGTTTAGCTATTCTGTTATATGTCCTAATGCTACAGGCTCTTTAGTTCCATCAATGATTGAAAAGGCAATGGGCCCAATTAGAGCAATGCTTCTCATAAGAATGAAGATGCAACAACTAATCGCCTTAATGAAACCAGATGGGTTCTCTGTGGATATTTCAGGATTTAGAGATGTTGATTTGGGAACAGGTAACTCTGTTGAGCCACTTCAGCTAATGAAAATCTATGACCAAACAGGTAGAGTATTTTGGGATTCAACAGGCGATGATGGTCAAACAAAAGCCTTCCCTATTCAGCAGTTACCTAATAGCGGAAACGTAGCTCAGTTAAATACCTTGATAGGTCAGTACAACTTTAACCTAGATAGACTGAGAGAAGAGATGGGTATCTCTGAATATAGAGATGGTTCAAGTGTTCCTGTTAAGACTGGCCTTGGGGTTATGCAACAACAAATTCAAAGCTCTAATAGTGCTACTGAATATATCTACGATGGATTTACAAACATAATGGAAGAGACCTCTGAGAAGGTAGCTATGATGTTGTGGGATAATGTTGTATTCAAGGCAAACAAATATAAAGAGATGGAAGGCTATGAGATGAGTCTTTTAGATATGAGCTTTGATGTTAAGGTAGAGATGCTCCCTGACGACCAAAAGAAAGCTGAGCTGAATAATCTTATGATGCAGGCTTTACAATCTGGTGGTATTAGTTATGAGCAGTTATTTAAAATCAGAAACATTGAGGATGTTAAACTAGCTGAATTATATTTAGCCAAGAGTATGAAGAGGGCTAAGAGAGATGCCCAAGAGGCTGCCGATAGGAACTCTCAAATGAATGCTCAACTTCAGCAGCAATCATCTCAACAAAAGATGCAACAGGATGCTCAGTTATTCCAAATGGAATCACAGGGTAAGATAGCTATCAACAAGACTAAGGGGGATGCTGATAAAGAATTAGAGTTGATTAAATTTGCTACTACAATGTATATGGAGTCCTTAAAGACAGGACAAGAGTTACCTGAGCAAATAAAACAATTAGCTGATTCTATATTAGGTACGGCTGTTCAAGAGAAGATGCAAAAGAGTCAGGAGGAAGAACAGGCTAAACAACAAGCAGAGCAACAAGAACAGGCTCAACAAGAAGAACAAGGACAAGAAGATAATCAGCAATAACGAAGCTTTCTTTGTGTGTTTTTATGGCTGAAAGGGGTGCTAATTTCTATTAGCGCCCTATTTTTATATAAAATATTTGGTAATATAAAAATTAGTATATTTGTATATAGTTTTGGACAAGTAAATCCTAAAAACAAATAAATATATGGAAACCACAGATTTAGTTCAGCAATATGCCGCTGAGCAACAAGCAAGCAACAGTTCTTTAACAGAAACAACAGAGCACGTTCCTTTAAACCCAGTTGATACCACGACTCCTGTAAATGCTGAAACAACAATTACAGAGACTCAAATGGAGGATTTAGACCCTCTACAAGAGTTTGCCAGGACATTATCAGCTGAGCAATTACAGGAAATAGAAATGAGTAATGAGCCAATTACTCAGGACGAACCCGAAGAGGTGCTTGATGAAGATGATTTTATTAAACAAAGAACTGATGGACAGTTTTCATCTTGGCAAGAGTTGCAATCAGCATTAGAGGCTGAGAAGACCCAAACCATTAAATTTGAAAATGAAGCATCAGAAACTTTATATAATCTCATAGCTGAAGGAAAGATTAATGAGGTCGCAGAAATTCTTTATAATAAAAAGATAGCTGACGACATCAAAACAAAACCTGACGAAGACGTATTGAAGTCTTATATTAAGTTTAAGAACCCAGAGTTTGATAACGAAGATATACAGGCTGAGTACGAAGAAAAATATTCTGTTGATGAGTTTTCGTTTGACGAATCGAAGCTCAAGAGAGAACAAAAAAAATTGTCTCAGAAAATCAAGAATGATGTATCTGAGGCTAAAGAGTTTTTTGAAAGGATGTCTGAGGATATAAAATTTCCGCAGTACGACAGAACTACAACAGAGGTTGAACCACAGGATGATACTGAAGCCCAAGAAGAAAGGCAGAGGTTTCTAAGTAGTTTAGATGGTGTAGAGAATCGTTTGGGTTCTTTACAATTTAATTGGAAAGACGAAAAAGCAAGTTTAAGTATCAATGGTAAGTTTGAAATCCCTGCGCAGGAAGCTTCAATCTACAAAGATGCTGCCGAGAGTTTACAGGATTATTATGCAGATAGGTACTACCAAGATGGCAAGTATCAATCTGATAAACTTTTGAAAGACTTGTATATTGCTGATAACTTTGACAAGATAATTCAATCTGTAATTAGCCAAACAGCTAATCAAACAAGGATTGAAATGTTGAAGCAAAGAAAAAATATTACCACAGACATTGAACAAAGCGGTACATATCGCCCAAATGCCGTGGACGAAGAGAAGAATCTTTTTGACCAATTATTTATGGGGCATAAACAAAGGCAATTTTAACTTTAATAAATAGAAAATGGCTAACACTTATCCATCAACTCCTAGCCCTAGTGGTATAGCGAGTTCAGCAACTAACAGAACGTTGCTTAATAATTTAAATATTTTTGACCGTTCTTTTGAAAAGAATTTGGTTCGTATCTATGGTGCTGAGAACTATGCGATAGTTCAAATGGCTTTAGGTAACTCAGTAATGGAAGCTAAATCTGACAACAGAAGCTTTTACCACTACGAGAAAAGAGGTCTACACCAATCAGTAACTAACAATGCCGCTGTTGTAGCTCCTGCTGCTGGCGCTGCTGTAACAGTAACTTTAGGTACAGGTTCTTATTACTCTTCAGGTACTCAGTCTCCAATCCGTGTAGGTGAGGTTGTTCGTGTTATGACTTCAGGTATTGAAGGTCAGGTTACTGCTATCAATAAAGGTACAGCTAACGCACATACTGCTACTATCTTACCAGTAGTAAGTACTCAAGCTTTTGTTTCAGCAGGTTCTGCGAACTTGTTAGCAGGTGAGTTTTTACTTTTAAGAGGTGCTGTTAACATCGGTGAGGCTTCAACTGTATTAGATGGTATCTCTCCATTATTGGATAGAATCACTAACACAACTACTGAACATCGTGATGACTATACAATTACAGACCGTGCTGATATTGAAAAGAATGAGGTTGATTTTGGTAACGGAAACTTCTACTACTACTACCTTGCAATGGACGACATGAACAAGCGTTACATGAACCAAGCTTGGTTTAAAATGCTAGAGGGTGTTGCTATTGATAATCTAGGTTCTTATGGTGGTTCAGTTGGTACTACAGGGGTTATTCCTCGTGTTGCTGCCGCTGGTTCTACTATTCAGTACACAGCTTCTACTGGCCCAACTTTAGCTAACATACATACCTTAACTCGTACATTGAACTTCTACGGTGGTGCAGGTGAGTATCATTGGTTACAAGATATCTATCAAAGACAAGCGGTTAACGATTTGTTATTTGGTTCTTATAACAATGGTGCTATCCGTTATGCTTCAGTAGGTGGTAACGAAGAGGCTTCTGTAAGCTACGGTTTCAATAGCTTCTCTATAGACGGTTATACATTCCATTTCTTCTTAAACAACGGATTCTCTCCTGAGGCTGTATATCAAATCAATCCAGGAAGTCAGGTTCCAGATAAGAGAAACTATGGTTTGTTGATTCCTCAAAAGATTAACAATGATGCTAAGACAGGTAAGCAATTCCCTTCTTTCCAAGTTGTATTCCAAGAGGTTAACGGACAAAGAGTCTTGACTACTGAAACAGGTATGTTGGCTCCAAGCAACAAAACTACAACTGCACAAAAGACCATTTCGATGTTGTCTTACCCAGGTGTACGTACATTTGCTGCTAACCAATACGCAATTTTCCAAGGAGTTTAATCTCTTAAATTGTTGAATAATAAAGCCCTCTAGAAATAGGGGGCTTTTTTTATGTCAAGTTGTCTAAAAAAATAGTTCGGCATTTTAGTTGATATCTATACTTTATTATATAACTTTGTAAAAAAATAAATTATGGCAAAAGCAACTGAGTTGGCAAGCGTACCAACGATAGATTCGCCTTCAAGTAGGAAGTCGGATTTGAAAAAAGCTAAGAAAGAACCTGAGATGTATATCTTCAGACTTTTAAAAGAACACCCAAAGTATCATGAAGGAGCTAGTATATTTCCTCCTTATTTTACAATCCCAAATTCAGATATTATTCTATGGAATTTTGGTACAGAAAGCGAGCCTGACTTTCAGCCTAGGGAGATAAGATATATTGATGGGGTAAAAAGTATTTTCATTGACGAACAAGAGGTTCATGGACCATTAGCTGATTCTATTTTAAATAAGCAGACAAACATAATTACCTTTAATGATGGACATTTAAAGGTTCCATCTTGGAATAAACCACTTGTTCAGTTCTTAAGATTGAACAATCAATGTAGTGTTAATACCAATAAGTTTAAAATGGTTGGTAATACATATATGTTATTAGACTACGGCAATACTGATGATAATGTAGTTGAGTTAGGAAAAAAGAAAGATAGAGCATACGACCTAGCTCGTTCAGCATCTGAGGATGATATGATACCTCATGCTAGGTTCTTAGGCATCCCTTTCACACATTCAAGCACAGGAGAGCAAAGAGAAATGGACGTTATCAGAGAAGACTATAAGGCAAAGGCTTTGGCTGACCCTGAGAAGTTCTTATTAATGGCAAATAACCCTAAGCTGAAACTTAGATACCTTGTAGAAAAAGGATTAGAGCAATCAATCATTACAGTAGGTTTAGTTAAGAACCAGGCTCATTGGGTTTCAACAAAACAGTTAATTACCCAACTACCTGCTAATCAAACAGCAGTAGATGCCTTAACTGAGTTTGCTTCTACACAAGATGGCTCAGGATTCCTAAGTACCTTAAAAATGCAGTTGTAGTTTTTCATTTTATTATAGTTTAGCCCCCGTATTTTTATACGGGGGTTTTTTGTTATATTTGTACAAAATAGTCAAATGACTGTAGACCAAGTTTATTCTATACTTAGATTTATAGTAAGAAAGAATCAGCTAGGAAGTTTAAGTCCTGCCGATTTCCAATACGCTTTTAATACTGCCCAAAGAAATTATTATGATTTTTTAATTGGTAGGGTTGAGCAGTATCGTTATGGAAGTTCTGTCCCAAGGGTAGGATTATCTATGACAGATAATGTTGTATCTAGATTAATGCCTTTTAGTTCATCATCAACTATAACAGTCACTTCAGGATTAGCTACTAAGCCAGCAGGGTTTAATAAGTTATTAGCAATGTACACCTCTAATTCATATAGAGTATATAGAATTGAGGAGGATATGTTTGCTGAACGTATCCAAGATTCTATAGACCCTGTTGATGAGGCTAATGCTTTTTTTGTTGAACAAAATACTAATTGGAGAGTGTATCCAACCACCTTAACAAGTGTTTTAGTTAAGTACCTAGCAGTACCTACTGACGTTATCTGGAACTATACACTCGATGGTAGTGGTCGTCCAGTTTACAATTCAACAGGAAGTGTAGACCCTTTATGGTATAATAATGATATTGATGAGTTAGTTGCTAGGGCAGCAAAAATAATTGGGGTTTCATTTAAAGAACCAACTCTTAGCCAATTTGGACAGGGAGTTATTAATACAGGAGAATAATGGTAGTTACCACAGACAATATGATTGATAGGGTTAGACGTCAATACTATAATGACTATCCAAATGATTCATCTGTACTTACAGATAATGAATTATTATTACACATAAATGATGCGGTTGCTCAGGTTGCTGTAAAACAATCTAATGATGCCTATGCTATTACAGGATTGATATCTACTCCTGAGGCATACATTACAACATATAAATTAACTACCTTTAAAAAGGATGCTGATACAGGTTATTATTATTCTACCTTGCCTCATCCTCCTATGGGATTGCCTGAGAATAGCGGAGTGAATAGTGTTTTCTTTAGCGGAACAAAAGGTCAAAGTAAGGCTATATTATATGTATCTCCTAATGAGATAGACTATTTTAAAAGCGTACCATACCTTCCTACCGCAGCTTATTATTGGATTGAGGGCTCTACTTTATATCTTTGGGTTCAAACTGATTTACCTTCTGCTACAAAAATAAATGTAAGAATGGCAACTCATATAACAACTTCAACCTCAATACCAATTAATGTTCCTCCTGATGCAATAGGAATGGTATTTGATATTGTTATGCAAAGATTATTGGTTCGTAAAAACATTAAATCAGATAACATTACAGATGGTAATGAAAACCAATAATTATGGCTAATCAAATTCAAAAATATATTAAGCTAGCTGATGCGGTCAATATGTATATTGATGAGGCTAGGCTTACCTCAAAAGATTTTAGAAGACTTTGGGCTATGGCTTTTCGTGGACTTCAAGAGATTGGATTAGATGTTTCTTGGTCCCCAAAGGTTACTGTAATTAAAGTTAATCCAAATCTAACCTGTAATCTGCCTGATGATTATTTAGAATATGTTAGGGTAGGTTTATTTAATTCTTCTGGAGAGGTTGCTACCTTAAAGGTAAATGAATCATTAACAAGATATAGAGATACTGTTTCCTCAAGGCTTAGTGATACGGCTAGTCAGACACAAGCAGGAATGAGTGTAGCTAACTATCCTTATTGGTTTGGGTATTTGGATGAAGACTATGAGCATTACTTTGGTACAGGCTCAGGATTAGTTCAAGCAGGAGAGTGCAGATTAGATTCTCAAAACAATGTAATTATATTTGACCCTCAATTTGGTTATACCTCTATTGTACTTGAATACATTTCTAGTCCAGTAATTGATGATGACTTTACTATTGATTTCAGATGTCAAGAGGCTCTTATTTCTTTTTTACGTTGGAAAGATATTCAGTCTTTACCTTCTACAAGGTTGGTAAATATCAACGAAAAGAATATGAGAGAAAGAGAATACTACTCTCAGAAGAAATTAGCTCGTAAAAGATTGAAACCATTTAGACTTCAGGTAGCTGAACAATATATTAGAGAAGCCGCCAGCTATTCTGTAAAAGGATAAATATGCCAATAGAAAACAAGATATTTAACGGTATAATGAACTATGATGACCCTAATGATGTATTACCATCTAGGCATCATAAATCAGCAAACAACATGATTTTCCGTGGTAACGCAGGAAGTATGAGAGCTGAAGGTTTAAATGGAACTAGATTAGTTCCTAACTCTCTTCTACCATCAGGAACTAACCAGACTATAGGTGCACACCATGATTCATTAGGGAATAGATTAATATTCTTTAACTATAACAGTTCAGGTAACCACGGAATTTATATATACAATACTCTATTAAGTACCTTTCAAACTCTTATTGTAGTTGGTTCTAGTACTGATGGAGATATACTTGGATTTAACCCAACCTCTCCAATTACCTCTATAGATATTATTTATGGAGACCCAGGAGACGGGGATATATTATATTTTGTAGACAGCTTAAAAAGGCCTACTAATTTAAACATTACAAGATATTTAAACAATACCTACACTTTAATTAAAAGGTCTTTCATAGATGTAATTAAAGCGCCTCCTTCTATGCCTATTAAATGTGCATACGAAAATGATTATAATATAACCGTAAACAATTTAAAGAACTCTTTATTTCAATTCATTTATAGATTTGTTTATGATGATAATCAAAAAAGCGTTTGGAGTTCGGGCAGTATTGTTCCTTTGCCTTATGAGCCATTTAG